TCTACCAGTATGATTAAGAATAAGTATACACCACTATCACAACACTGTCATTACCACTTCCAGCAACAGAAATTTGTTTAACAGTTTTGTTGTTATTTCTAACTAGGTACTGATTGATTTTAAATTCAACATCTAACAAATTTCCTTGATAGAATTGAACGCTATCTTTAGGAGGCATACTGATAATATCTTCTTCATTAAACCTTTCATTAGTTCCATCAATATTAACAGCATAAGCTCCTTTACCAATATTAGTAATTACTCCTGGTTTATTATTTACTAATACTAATTGACCAATACTAAAATTCAATATTACCACCTTCACAATTAAGTTTATACGGTAGATACTTGGATGTAACTACAGGGTCTGTTGGAATAGATGAGTTGTTAATAGATTCATCAAGAATCTGTAGCTTAGTTTCTTGATAGTCAGCTAAGTGAACTAAATAAGATTCAATACATTGTGGTTTCTCTCCAAAGTCCCCATGATGCTGACCAATAACAGCCATCAAACGTAGGTAAGTACCCATTGAGTAATTACTAAGAATATCAGCTTCTAGTTTAGTAAGAAGATGGATACCAAACAGTGTATGAGGTACAAATGAGTTCTTATGTCTAACACCATTCAAGTATTCAAATGTCTTACCAAAGTCATGAATGATACAACCAATGATAAGAGAAGGAATATCAACACTATCAGTAATGTAGGTATAGAATTTATTAGTACCATCTCCACTGAACATAAAGCTACATAACTGAGAGAATACCTTAACTGTATGAGCAGGTAGACCTCCTTTGTAATTATCATGAACACTTACAGAACAATAGCTATTTAGGAAGCCTGGTGTAGCTTTCTTAATTAAGTCTACAGCATCATAAATATACTTAACTACAGGGCTTGTATGGTCTCCTGTAGCTTCTATAAATACATTACATAGAGCTAAGTAAAATTCATCATAATCATTATACTTAATATTACTCATCTTGTTCTTCCTCAACTGTAACTGTAAGTTTAAAACCCTCTTTTACATCACCTGTAGTCTTATCAATACAATCTAGAGTTGAAAATAAGTTTATCAAAATTAAATTAGTGAATAAATCATGTGTATTAAACAAGTCTTTAATAGCTTGAGAAAAAATAAGAATCCCATCTTCTCCACTTAACTTACTTTTTTCTTGTTCTTCAATTACAAAGTTTATGAATGAAGCTGTTAGATTAGTAAATGGATGATGGAGTTTAACAACATCACCACCTCTACTATTTTTAACAGTAATTGTTTGTGGTTCTTCTCTAAGATATTTTTCCCTAAGAATATTATCGATTACTGCAATAAGCATTTTACCATTATCAACAATATATTCTCCTGATTTAATATCATCTTCGCCTACAAGAAGTCTATTAAGGCTCTTGTAGTTGCCAAGTGAAATTAGTTGTTCACTATGAAATTTCTTTCCTTTTTCATATATGTTGATAGTATAAATAAATTCCATTTTAAATTCCTTTTCTATTTAATCATGTTTACCCCAAGCTGAACCAATCTCAATATCAGCTATAAGAGGTACTGTAATTTCAATATCACAAACTTTAAGAATACTAGGATTTTCCATGTGTTCTTTTACTTTTTTAGCATATTCTTCAGCAACATCTTCATCTGCTTCTACTAGAATGGCATCATGTACTGAACCAATAATCTTATATTTAGACTTATCTAGTGAATCATCTTCAAGAATATCTGCTAAAGCACTAATTACTAGGTCACTAGCAAAACCTTGGACAGGTGTATTAATAGCTTGTCTTTCAGCTTCACTAACATCCTTCCAATTTCTGCTCTTAAGGTTAGGTAAGAATCTTTTCCTTCCAATAGGGCTATAGGTATATCCATACTTCTTAGCATACTCTACAAATTTCTTATGCATATCTACTAGTTTAGGATATGAATTAAAGAAGTCATCTCGAATATCTTCAGCTTCTTCTAAAGTAATATTCATACCATAACCTTTAGCATACTCCTGATAAGACTTAGCTGACATACCATATAGTAAACCAAAGTTAGCTGATTTAGCTTCAGTACGCCATCTCTTAGCTTCCTGGTCATTCTTAGGTTTCTTACCACCTTTAATTAATTCCATTGTCTTTTGGTGTAAGTCACTACCTGATTGGTAAGCATGTATCATGTTCTCATCTTCAGAAAAGATACTAGCTACACGCAATTCAGCTTGTGACATGTCCACTTCAATGAATTTTCTCCCTTTAGGACATGTGATTACATTCCTAAGTGGAGATTCCTGGGGAACTTGTTGGATGTTAGGATTCTTACAAGTAGTCCTTCCAGTATCAGCAGTGATGTTAAAACTTGGATGTAGCTTACCATCATATTGTGATAACTCTTCCCATTTATCTACAAACTGTAATTGTTTAGTAAGCTTATTATATTTAAGTAAAACATCTATTATTTCATGTTTACCTTCTTTAGACCATTCTTCTAATTGTGATTGGTTAACTTGTGGTTGTCCACCTTTAGTAGTATGTTTTGTCTCCCAACCTAACACATCACAGAATAGTCTTACTTTTTGTTGAGATGAGTTAAAGTTATCTACTTCAGCTTCTTTCACTATATCAAAACTGTATAGCTCTTTTTCAACTTCTTTTAACTCTTTCTCTATTGTAGCTCTAGTCTCTCCCAATAAACCAAAGTCTATTGTAACCCCTTCTTTTTCTACCTCAATATAGGCATTATAGGCTCTTACTTCATGCCTATAGACTTTAAGTAGTTTATAAGCTTTGACTTTAGGATATAGGTAATTATAAAGTCTGAATCCATATACAGTATCCCCCATACCGTACTTAATAAGAGTCATTCTTCTTTCTTCCAAGACACGCTCAGACACCTTAGAGTAGTAATCAAGTACCTTATCATAATCAGTACCTTCATCTACAAACTTAATAAGCATCTGTGGTTTATCTAAGAATAGACTACCTTCCAAGTCATTATATAGAGCTTCAATCATTTTGTTATAAGGTGTAAGTTTCTTAAGCTCAGTGTTTTCTAAAGCCCACTCTTTCAATTCTTTCTTAACACTAGCTACAGTTACTTTCTTGTTAGACTTCTTAATTTCTTTGTCAATGTCATAAGTAATACCTAGATACTTCTTAACGAGGTCTTTAAGTTTAAGACTAGGTTCTGTAAGCATGTGAGCTAGAATCTGAGTATCCCCAAACAATTTAAGGGCTACACCACATTTCTTAAAGAAGAATAAGCTATCAAACTTACCACCATGAGTAATAATTTTGAATTGATTTAGGAACTTAGCAATAGCTTTAAGCTCACTGTAGTTACCATCAACCCAAAGTACATAAGTGTTTTCACTCTCATCTGTAATCTGAATTGACTTAATTTCATCAGTGATATTATTAAGTCCTGTAGTTTCAATATCAACATAAATTTTCTTATTATTACTAAGGTCAATCGTCATACCACTCTCAAAACGCTCTAATTCGCCTTCTGATGGCTTGTAAAACGTTTCTAGGGTTGTTGTATAGGTAGGTTGTTTAACACGCTTAGAACGCTTCCTAGAGCTTCTGAGAGCCTTTGACTTTTTTGGCTTTGGTTCTTCTCCCTTAACTTCTTCTTCAGCTACAGTCTCTTTTTTCTTTTTAGACTTCTTAGCTTTTTTCTTTTTCAGTCTCTCTTTACGAGTATTGATAGGTTTATCAGGTTTATCTTCTGAATATTCCCCACCAAAATCATCATCAAGGTTCAATGTCATTTTAAGGTTACCATCAATTCTGATAGTTCCTTCAGAACCCATGTGGTTACGGAAACGATTAAACATTTTAACCTTTCTTACAACAGTTCTCCTAGGTGGTTGTAACATAATTAAAGACTCATACCATCCTTCAAAGAATCCTGAACCATTAATATCACTTGTAGACAAATCTGTAGAACCATCCGTCTTCCTTGTATGGTGAACAAGAATAATACTACATCCAGTTTCTTTCCTAATCTCTGTAAGAGTCCTTAACTTAGGTGTAACATCAACTTGAAGATTCATATTACCACTACCAAACAACAGGTATAGAGGGTCAATAACAAGCATCTTGATATTATTTTCGATGATAGTACGTTTAAGAACTTCAATGTTATCAAGATTAATACTTGACTGGACATAGTATATAGGCAAGTCTGTAGTTCCTGCAATGTTCATCATTCTAGATTTTTCTGCAACTAAACTATTTTCACCTTGCAGTATAAGTACACCACCTTGAATAACCTTACGACCATCAAATGGTTTACCACTAGCTACAGCTACAGCCATGTTAGTAATTAGAGTTGACTTGTAGCTTTTAGGGGGTGCTACAATTAAACCTACTGAGTCATATTCCCAAAGACCTTCAATGAGCCATTCTTCACCATGCTCCCCTTCTTTAACATCATTGATACCAATGATATGTACTTCATCTTCAGAAATATTAACTGAACTACTAACTTTCTTTCTACGCTTAGTCTTTGACTTAATTCTTAATAGAACCTTGTCAATCTCATCCCTATCCCACTTGTCTTGGTTTGTAGACATAACTATAAACTTAACTTCAGAAGACTTAGCACCTTGTTCATAAAGAGCTTTAGCAATAGCGTATACATAAGCACTACGGTCAGTAATCTCTCTATCTACTAGAGGTTTAACTTCATACTTTTTATAAAGCTCTTCCAGGTTGTAGTCTTTATTAGGGATTCTCTTGCTCTTGACCTTCTTCTTTTTAGTACCTTTTTTGTATTTATCATATTCAAGAATTTCAAAAATATCTTGTCTACGGTAAACAACACCATCACCTTTAGGCTCTGATACCTCTTGTGGTGTAGCATACTTATGGTTAACTGTAGTTGGAATCCTATACAAGTGAACAATGTCACTAGCAGAATCAAACTTAAATTTTTTAACCATAGCATGAGCTAACACCTCATAGTCTTTAGGTGCAATGACTTTATCACTTATCCAAAGACCTTGGTACTTATTAGGGCTTGTTTCCCAATAATAACTAGGTTGAAACTCTTTAGGAATTTCAGCACCATCGATATCAGCTACAAGAAATCTAGTAGGTTTGGCATTTTCAAGTAATCTATCATCACCTTCAATAGGAGCATAGCACATGAATACATTGTAATCATCCTTGTATTCTGTGATAAACTCATCAATTTCACCTAGAGTGATAGTACCATTGTTAAACTGCCCACTTGATGCCAAGAGACCCACATGGATTTCATCATCTTTACCAAAGTTTAGAGATAGTACATCCTTAAATTTTTTATCTAATGGCATCCTAGCACCTCTATCCTTCCTTAACTAATAAGCTTTCAATAAAGTCATTTGAAGCTTCTTCTTTAGTAGCATCAACAACTAAATCTAAGTCATATCCAAAAAACCAACAATGATTATTTAGGATAACATCTGTACTTACTCTAAAGAAACTCCAAGCATCATGTAGTCTTCCATCCTTATCTTTACTAATAAAGATAATGTCTTTATAAGTACCATATACCAAGATACCAAACAAAGAATGATAAAGATTCCTTACATATTTAGCTTTGTACTTCTTACCATAAATTTCTACAGTAAGAGGGTACTCATCTTTGACATCAGAAGAACCAAAACCACCTAAGCGTTCTGTAGTTACAATATCATCACCAATATTTACACTGTGAAAGATACCTTGAGCAATAGCTTCACCTTTTTTAATGGTAATTTCTTCATAACCAATATTAAATAAAACAATTTTAATAGTATTACCTGTAGCAAAGTAATCAGGGTCAATTACACCTACACCTAATGGATTGATAAGTCTTTTTTGAGCAAAGCTAGAGCGACCATAAATCCCTAACCATAAATCATTAGAGAAATCACAAGCTACAAGTGTATCAATAATAACTGTTTCCTTTGGTGCAATAGTAACAGTATTAGGTGCTTTAAAATCATAACCAACAGAATTTTTTGTAGCACGCACAGGAAGCAGTCTCTCGTCCTCTGTATGCCATTTAATAGAACTCATTAATATAATCCTCCACTAAACACTTAATCTTGATTACAAGCTGTTTCTGAGCTTCTGGTGATACTATATGTAAACGACTAGCATAATATAGAATTACCATTTGTGTAATATCCATATCTTGATAATCAATTACTTGAGGCACTGTATAAGTAAAGTCACTAGGTCGCTTAAAAGTTTTTCCTAAGTCAATACGCTTACCTAAAAACTCTAAAGCTTTCTCTAAGTCTTGCTTACCACCCTTATATTTATGTCGCCATACATATTTAATGGCTGTAGCTACAAAGTAATCAAGCTCATACTTAGCAATGAAATCCCAACACTCTACATTGTTAGCATTGTAGCGTTGTGGGTTATGTACTTCAGAATCAGAATTTTTTTCTTCTTCTTTTTCAAGAATAACTACTTTAGTACCTTTAAACATGATAAATAATTTAGAAGTATTAAGTGGTTGATAAACTACATGATATTCTTGAATGTCTACACATTCCAAAGGTTCATTAGAATAACCTGGTTCATCTACACGAAAGATGTCACCTAATTTTAAATCTTTAGCTTGCATTTAGAAACTCCCTTCAATAAGAAATTCTTCTTCAGTAACTCCTGCAATTCCAGCAAGTTTTTTGATGGAAGCATCAGAAGCAAGTTTTTTCTGATTGATGTAGTTTTGGATAGTAGTATGACTTACACCTAAAGCTTTAGCAAGCTTTAACTGAGTCCATCCTTGAACATATAAGATCTTAGAGATGTTGTAAGCAATAGCTTGCATTTTTTCCTCTTTACTCTTCATCCTCTTCCTCTTCTTCGTCCTCGTCTTCTTCCTCATCATCATCTTCAAGGTCATCTTCATCACCGATAGGTAGATAATCTTTAATTTCTTTAAACTTAGGATTCCCCTCTTGTGGTGCTACCTCAACATTCAATGATTCACCGATAAGGTCTTCAGAATCAATTTCATCTACAGTAACATCAAAGTCTTCAAAACCAACAGCACGAACCATACTTTGGAACAATTGACCTGAGATGTAGTTGTCAAAGAAATTACTTGACATAGCCAATGACTTACCTACAAATGTTACTTGTGTAGCAGGTTTCTTGTCTTTACCAAGTTTTACACGTTTAATTTTGGTAATTTTTACCTCATGGATACCATCTTTAATTCCTTCAGCGTTTTCAAATTTGATTTTCATTGTTATTCTCCTTTAGATTTTTTAGATTTTTTTGTTTTAACTGTTTGAGCAGATAAGTTTTCAGTCACTCCTAAGACTTTATTAATATCACTCCAAGTAGGATTGATTAGTTTATCAGGAACAGAATTTTTTTCTGGTGTACGAACCTTCAAAGTGTAGATATTAGAGTCACTGAGTTGGATTCCATAATAAGCAACTTTTTTAGGCTTACCATCAATTTTTTCTTTTTTCTGATAAGTACGGGCATTAGCTACAAGAGAGCATGAAGCTAACAAATAATCACGGATAGACCCTTGTAGGTCTGCTGTGATAATTTTAGGAAGGTCTTCGTCCTCATCTTCAAGATTAATTTGTTTCTCTTGACAAATGACATAGATATTTTTTCCTGCATTTGCAAAACGAACCAATCTATCAATGACTGAAATCATTTCTTCCTTAGCATAACCATATAGTTGTAAAGTCATGCGTTTAGCTTTCTTATCATTCTCAATAAGATAGTCATACAGAAATTGTTGGATTTTAGTTAAATGGTCAATAGCAAAGCTATCATAATTTTTTACCTCATCCAATACTTCCAAAAAATCTTCCCAAGATTCTACTGTAGCTACATCAACCGTCTGTCCTGATTCAGCTACATCATTCATGATAGTAGACAAACCATTGTCAGCATCAGCAACTAAAATTTTTCCTGGCATGGAAGAAATTAGTTTGGTCTTACCTTTACCAGGCATACCATAGATGGTAGTAAGATTATGTGGTTTAATCTCACTAAGTTTTTTCAACTTAACCATGTGTTTACTCCTTAAAAATTTTTTACCTAAAAGGTAATGACAGCCAAGGGAGTTGAACCCTTGTAGCACATAATAAGACAAATGAAATGTACGTGTTATGAAATAAAGAAAGGTAAAATTAGTTTTTAGAACAGTATTAGTGCTTTAACCTTTACTGTCTCAACAGGGCACTAAGCCCTTAAATTATTTTTTAAAATTTTTTCTATATTGCTTATCAATCAATGCACTACGTTTGTTTCTTGTAGCTGTAGAATTAAAACCTGCTAGATTCCAAGCTAGAATACATAGGAACCCTAGAGCTAAACAATACAAAGGGTGTGCAATAATATATTTAATAATGTCCATCTTAATTCTCCTTGTAAATAATCAGTGCTGATATATCATACGTTCTCCAAAAACCATGCTCATAGATTGATACCGCTACGTTAGATTGATATTTAATATCAATAATTTCTATATTTGGGTTATCTTTAATGAATCCGTTTATTAATTCATCTATTTCTTGAAAATCAGCAGGATTATTTAATACCTATAAATACTTTGTTTTAATCATCATTCCACCTCCTCAAATCGTCCATCCATGAATATTTCAAGAGGTCTAATCCAGCATCTTTTGTCTTTCTCCGAAGCATAAACAACGCATTCTTCTAACGTTTCTTCCCACAAACCGACACAGAGGATTTTGTAATCTCTTCCAGTCTTTTTGTGCGTCCAATACGACCCAACTTTAGGTTTGCTCATTCGTCCGCTACCTCCTTAACTTCCACGCCTTCACAGTCGAGTAACCAGCCAAACCCAGCATCTTCTAGCTCTTTGCGAGTGAATTTGGTTCTAAGCTTATACCACTCGCCACACCAAAACACTTTGCCATCAGCCTCACACAATAGCTGAGCGTGATCTTTGTAATTTCTTGTTTTCGGCATAGAAACCCGATAACGCTTTTCTTTCTCGACCTCGTACCCGTTAACCCACGCTTGAGCTAAGATGTTTCCATTGCTTTTAACCCACTCCTTCACGTCTTTATAATAGCCATTGCTTGCGTCCAGAGTTAAATTGTCGAAAACATCAAAGATAGTTTGTTTTCCTAAAGTCTCTTCTCGCCAATCGTTCTCTTTTAACCAATCCGCCACGTACTGTGGCACCACTGGTTTCTCAAAGAACGAATCTTATAAGTCTTCAGCGTGGGCCATTGAAAGGTGCCCTACTGTTGCCAGTTTCTGTACTGCTTCATCTCTGGTCATTCTACTTCCTCCTCGTAACAATCAATCTTTGCGAAATTCTTAGGACTAATAGTAATCATCCTATCATCAGGTTCAACCTGATGTAGTTTAAGATATTGCATGTTACCTTGTTCAATCCATTCAAGCATGTCTTCAATATGGCTACAGTCTTCTTTTACTTTGATTGTTTGATCAAAGTATGGATTCTGTAATCTTAAATTTGCCATCTATTCCTCTACCTCCAATAACATAATTCCTTTAGAGTCAAGCATCCAACCAAGGTAATTATCTTTAAGAAATTTTTTTGTAAATTTTGTTATGTACCCCTCAATTTCTTCTTTTCCACTGAAAAAGAATGTATTACTATCAGAATCAAAATTTAAGTAAGCATTACCTTCTTTAAAGTATTTAATTTTTACCCTATAAAATTTTTCTTCAGTCTTGTAACCGTCTAACCAAGCTCTTACAAATTTTTCTTGATTATACTTACTTTCTAAGTAATCATCAATTAAATTTTTTGCATACTTATCATTTGCTCTAACACTCAAAGCATCTAATAATGTGTAGTTACCTTCCCTCATATATTCGAGATATTTTGCTACCTTACCAGGTAATATAATTAAATTTTTTTCTTCCATGATAATGTCTCCTTATTGTTTTATCTTAATACCCTTTTATTGTACCACTAAGAGTTGCAAAAAGCAACCCTAAAATAAAAATTTTTCAAATTCCTTTAAAAAGTGTTGTAATTCCAATGCCTAAAGCTTCAGCAATATTTTTTATTTTCACTAAAGTAGGATTGATATTTTGACTTTTCATGTTTGAGATGTGGTTAGGTGACTTACCTAACTTATGAGATAATTTTGTAGTTGTAATACCTCTACGATTACACATGTCTACCACATTAACCCAAAATTTTTTTACAGCTTCTTCATTATCTAAAAATTTTTTACCCAAAAATAAACCTCCCGACTAACAAACAATAATAACATACCCAAATGAATGCCCATATTAAAGACCATAACCTTAATTGTTTTTCATCACTAACTGGTATTATTGTAAGAGTCATTAATATCATAATATAATATACTTTATTACCCATAATAAATCACCAAAAAATAAGAATTAAATCCATAATTACATATAGTCCACACCATTTTAGCCAAGAATAGAAACTTTTTTCATCGTTAACAAAGAATGTTGATAAACATATTATAACTATCATTGGAATAATTTTTTCTAACATTACTCTTCCTTAATTCCTGTAATCTTAATTCTATTTTCTTCCTCAAAACCATGAACAAGTTCATCCATATAAGGTGTACCATAATCAGATTTTTTGAAAATACTATATTCAGGATTATTAATAATAATTTCAATCGTAGAAAGAAAATCCTCTACTACCTTATTAACAATTTTTTCATTATAACTAATTTTAAATTGATGAAAGTGATACCCACGACCTACAATTTTTTCCTTCGGGTTTATACAATCATAGACAAACCCTTTCACATTATAACCTAGAATTTCTCTCATAACATACATATAAACATTACATTGTAGTTCTAGGCGTAAGTTTTCAAAACGTGGTTTATTACTATATGTTTTATAATCAATTAACCAAATACCCCCATCAGAATCCTCAACTACAGCATCTATATAGCCTTGAAATTTTTGGTTAGGTATATAATCATCTAAATCCCACTTGATTTCTTTTTCAGTCTCTAGTATTTTACCTCCTTTAGAAACTCCTCCATACTCATCAAGGTATTTTTTAGCTACACGGATGCCATCAGCTACACCTTTTTCTGACAAGCCTTCTTTACTTGCCCATATATCAATGGATTTTA